TATTTTATATATATTTATATACAATAATATAACCTAATATATAAAAATGAGTAAAGAATTTCAAAGAAAATATATGCACCCAACTCGTAGAAAGTTGGTTGATATGGTTCAAACTGGTGAGTACGATAAAAATACCACTATTGGATGGACTAAATCTGAAGAAAACCATAATGTTGGTGATATTTGGGAAGATGAGTTTTATAAATACGAAAAGAAAGAGGGTTATACCATAAAAACTGGTAAAAATCATGAGGCTCTTCAAGAAATTCGTAATTATTTGAATTTAAAGAAGGAATGTAGTAATCCTAGTTGTAAAAAACACAAAAAAACTAAAAATGATGAAAAGTTGATACAAAAAACAAGTTATTGTATCAATTGTTTGGCAGAAATAGAACATAATTTCAGAGGAGCTGGAATTTGGAAAGAATATGAAGATTTTAGAATCTATACTCGTATGATTGTAGAGGGTAAAATCAAATTAGAAGAATTAAAACAGTCAATTCTTGAACTAAAACCTTATTATGAATTTATCAACGAAGATGGTAGTGTAGAAAAGTGGAGTCTACCAAAACCAGTTGATGAAGTGAAGACAGAGATTCAAGAAATGATTGATAATGGTGAAATTGAATTAAAAGAAATAGTACAAAAACGAAACGATGCTTTCGAGGTTATAAAAGAACACAAATTAGAACACTATTTATAGTAAAGGAGTTTTTTTATGAAAAATGGAAATGTATCGTTTCTATTATTGGTTTTAATATGTTTATTGGGGTATAATATTTATTCTACCAAACAATTAAAAACTGATGTAGAAATGTATAACCAAAAAATCGATAGTATTCAAAACAATATCGACTCGGTAGTACTTGTAAATAAAAATTTGGATATAAAAATAGATAGTATATATTCAGAGATTGGATTAATAGATACTGATATTGAATCAGTTCATACAAACATTAAAAACATAAAGGTAAAGACAAATGAAAAAGTTAATTCTGTTAATCAGTTTAATTTTAGTGACCTCACTAAGTTTTTCTCAGACCGTTACGAATCAGAAACCGGTTCAAACTGATACAATTGTTCCACTCACAATTCCAACTGCTAAGTTAATCATAAAAGATTTACTCAAAGGAGATGGTGCACAAATTGAATTAATGGAGCTTATTAAAAGAATTAAAATCAGAGAAACGAAAAACTTTTTTATATAAAGTAGGAACTGTACTTGGTGTTGTTGCAGTCGGGTATTTACTTGTAAATTAAAAATTAATGCCAAGTTTAAAAGAGATAATAAAACTCGAGTATCAGAAATGTGCTGGTGATCCAATTTACTTCATGAAGAAGTATTGTATGATTCAACATCCGGTTCGTGGCAAAATACCTTTCCATCTATATCCATTTCAGGAAAAAACTCTTACCGAATTTAAAGACCACCGATATAACATCGTATTGAAATCAAGACAGACGGGTATATCCACCCTTGTTGCAGGTTTTTCACTTTGGAAGATGTTATTCAACCAAGATTTTAATGTCCTCGTAATTGCAACCAAACAAGAGGTTGCTAAGAACCTTGTAACAAAGGTTCGAGTTATGAATCAATATCTACCAAGTTGGTTAAAACAAACCACAGTAGAAGATAATAAACTATCCCTACGATATTCTAATGGTTCACAGATCAAAGCAACTTCTGCCGCAGGAGATGCTGGTCGTTCTGAAGCACTATCCCTATTAGTATTTGATGAAGCAGCCTTCATTGATAAGATTGAAGAAATTTGGATTTCTGCTCAATCAACCTTATCAACTGGTGGTAACGCAATTATACTTTCTACTCCAAATGGTGTGGGTAATTTTTTCCATAAAACTTGGGTAGGTGCCGAAGATGAAACAAATGGATTTAACACAATTAGATTACACTGGTCGGTTCATCCTGAACGAGGACAAAGTTGGAGAGATGAGCAAGAAAGATTATTAGGACCAAAAGGTGCAGCTCAAGAATGTGATTGTGATTTCGTTTCTTCAGGTGATACTGTCATAGACCCACAACTACTTACATTCTACAAAGAATCTTTTTGTCAAGACCCAGTTGAAAAAACTTGGATAGATCATAATCTATGGAGATGGGAATATCCTGATTATAACAAAGGATATATGGTTGTTGCTGACGTTGCCCGAGGAGATGGTGGTGACTATTCTGCATGTCATGTGTTTGATGTAGAAACTGCAACACAAGTTGCTGAATACAAAGGAAAGATGGATACAAAAGATTTTGGTAATTTCTTGGTATCACTTTCTACTGAATATAACGAAGCATTATTAGTAATTGAAAACGCAAACATTGGTTGGGCAGTAATTCAACAAGTAATCGATAGAGGTTATTCGAATCTTTTCTATATGAGTAAGGATTTAAAGTATGTAGATGTCCAACATCAATTACATAACAAATTTAGAGCAGAAGAACGAGGTATGGTTGCTGGATTTTCTACTACGATGAAAACTCGTCCACTTATTATTTCTAAATTAGAACAATACATTAGAGAAAAAGATGTTACGATTCGTTCCACTCGTTTGATTGATGAATTGTTTACTTTTATTTGGGTAGGTAATCGAGCAGAAGCAATGAGAGGATACAATGATGACTTGGTAATGTCATTGGGTATTGCTCTTTGGGTTAGAGACACTGCACTTCGTTTAAGACAAGAAGGAGTTGATTTAACTAAACGAACTCTTGGTGGTATACAACAACATTCATTCACTTTAGATGGGTTTGGTGGTAATTCTTCAGTAGATTCTAATCCTTGGTCTATGAAAATAGGTAACCAAGATGAGGATTTGACTTGGTTGATAAAATAATGGGTTATTTTTATTAGTATATATTTATAGTGTAAGGAGACCTTATTATGATAAAGTTAAAAAATATATTAAAAGAATCTGACCAAACACAAAAATCAAGTGGGATGGTTCAAGATTATCCATTCGATGCAGCAGAACATAATTTTTTAGATTATGATGAATTGGATGTTGAAGAAGAAGATGAAGAAGATTTTTTCAATTTCTTAAAATCATATACGGTTGAATTACAAGAAGCAAATTGTAATTGTGTATTTGAAGCAGAATACCAAGGTAGAGAAGTAAAACTTGGTAAACCAATGCAAGGTGATGTTAAGAAATTTAAAGTATATGTAAAAAATCCACAAGGAAATGTTGTAAAAGTAAACTTTGGTCAAAAGGGAGCAAAAATTAAAAAATCAAATCCTGAAAGAAGAGCATCTTTCAGAGCAAGACATAATTGTGAATCTCCAGGACCAAGACACAAAGCAAGATATTGGAGTTGCAGAAAGTGGTAAAATAAACAAATAGAGGTTATAATTAAAAAAATAAAACATGGCAGATACTTCATTTTTCGGTAGATTAACCAAACTCTTTTCCGCAAAGGCAATCGTAACGGTTGACCAGAAAGGCAGACGAAGAGTAGTTGATACTGATGAAAGACAACAAACGAACTTATCTTCGTTAAGGGATAGATATACAAAACTACAAAAATCCTTTTACGAACAAGCAGGTGGTGCACAATCAATGGCATACCAACAAGTTCGTAGAGAGGTTTTTCGTGATTATGATGCAATGGACCAAGATCCAATTATTGCATCTGCGTTAGATATTTACGCAGATGAATCTACTTTAAAAAACGAATTCGGAACAATTTTATCAATTCGTTCGGATAACAATAGAGTTCAAGAAGCATTAGAAAATTTATTTTATGATATTCTAAATATTGAGTTCAACCTCTGGCCTTGGACACGAAATATGTGTAAGTATGGTGATTTCTTTCTTGGAATGGAAATTGCAGAAGGTAAAGGTATTGTCAATGTAACACCTCATTCGGTTTATAATACTGAAAGATTAGAACTTATAGATCCAAATAATCCAAATTCAGTAAAATTCAAAATTACCGAAGACCCAAATGGTAAAATGGAGTATGACAATTTCGAAATTGCTCACTTTAGATTACTATCCGATACAAACTGGTTACCATACGGTAAATCTATGATTGAGAATGGTAGAAGATTGTGGAAACAATTATCTCTTATGGAAGATGCGATGTTAATACATCGTATTATGAGAGCACCTGAAAAAAGGGTATTCAAAATTGATATCGGTAATATCCCACCACAAGAAGTTGATAACTACATGCAAAGAATTATCAACAAGATGAAAAAAGTTCCATTCATCGATAAAAATAGTGGTGAGTATAATTTGAAATATAATATGCAAAATCTAACCGAAGATTTCTTCTTGCCAGTTCGTGGTGGAGATAGTGGAACTTCGATTGAAAACATATCAGGCTTAGATTATGCTGCAACCGATGATATTCAGTATTTAAAAAATAAATTATTTGCAGCTCTTAAAATTCCAAAAGCATATTTGGGATATGATGAGAATGTAAATGGTAAAGCAACTCTTGCAGCAGAAGATGTTCGTTTCGCAAGAACAATTGAAAGAATCCAAAGAACAATAATCTCTGAATTAACTAAAATAGCAATAGTTCACCTATACGCACAAGGTATTCAGGATGTTGAAATGACAAACTTTGAATTAAGTTTGATTAACCCATCAACAATTTACGAACAAGAACGATTAAACCTTTGGTCTGAAAAAGTTAGATTAGCAACCGATATTGCTGGTCTTAATATGTTATCAAAAGATTGGGTATATGAAAATATATTCAAATTGGCTGATGGGGACCAAGAAAGAGAAAGAGTTAAAATCATTAACGATATTAAAGATAGATTCAGATACCGTTCTATTGAAGACCAAGGGAATGACCCTGCAGTTGAGAATGAACCTCAAGATGTTGAAGAATCTTTGGAAAAAATTAAAACCGAATTACAAGATAAAGGTGGAAGACCGAGAGAAGGCAATACTTATGGTAAAGACAAATCACCATTTGGTAGAGACCCACTCGGTGATAAAGAGAATCATAATGCTTTAAAAAACCGAACATCCGAACAAAAAGCCCTAAAATATATTAATGGTATTTCCGCAAAAAGGAAGTATTTACATGAAACAAAGGGTATGTTAGATGAATCAAACATATTAGATAATCAATAAAAATAACAAATCAAAAAAATATTTATATTTATATAAGAGTTTTTGAGTATATCAAAATAAAGAATTGAGTAAATATGAAAAAAATTAAACATTCTAAATTTAAGAATACGGGTTTTCTATTCGAACTATTAACCCGTCAGATAACTTTAGAGATATTAAACAATTCCCAAGAGAAGGCTAAAAAAATTGTAGCAGAATTCTTTGGCAATGGAACTGAATTATCTAAAGAACTTCGTCTATACAAATTATTGATCGATGAAAAATATAATTCAGAAAATAAAGCTGAAAAATTCATTGAAGCTATTTTGGATGCAAGAACAAAACTTGATGAGCAAAAACTTATTAAAGAAAAATATAATCTAGTAAAAATATTAAAAGAAAATTTTGAAATAGATACATTCTTAACTTCACCGGTTACTAATTATCGTGTATTAGCTTCTATTCATAAATTGTTTGAAGCTAAAAAATCCGATATTTCTGATGTGAAAGATTTATTTGATTCCAAACTTACATTAGTAGAACATATTTCTACTTCTGCACCAACTCTTAAACAAAAAGAGGATAAACTTTTTGAAGATTATAAAAAACAAGAAAAGGATTTAAGATTACTTACTTATAAAATTCTTGTTGAAACATTTAATAAAAAATATTCCAACCTTAACGATTCTCAAAAGAATTTGTTAAGAGAATATATTAACAATGTTACTAATACTACTAAATTTGGTGAGTATTATTCAACTCAACTTAAAACTATTGTAACTGAATTACATTCCATCTATAAAACTATGGAAGATAAAGTTACAAAGATTAAATTAAGAGAAACAATTAATGTTTTAAAGACTCAGAAAATTGGTAAGAAAGTAACCGATGAGCAAGTTTCTTCATTAATGATGGCATACGAATTAGTAAAGGAAATAAAGAATGTTAAAAAACGAATCTCTTAAAAAATATATAGATGAACTGATTGATGAAGTTCAAAAGGAGTTAGATGAATCCAATGTGACAGGAAATGTTGATGGATATCAGACTCCTTTCGCTTTTTCTGGCAAAAATAGCAACGAAAGAAGAAAGAAAACTGCAACTCAATTAGGATATTCAATTGTCGATAATGATGTTGAAAATATTGATGAATCCGAACTTAAAGGGTATCTTGCAGCAGATGTAGTAGATGATATTGTTAAATCAATAGGTTCAAAGTTTGTAAGTGGTCAAATTAAAAACGCACCTAACAAAAATTATATTTATCTTAAACTTACTGATGTAAAGTTTGGAAGTGGTGTTGTAAAAATGTTAAAATCACAATTTGGAATCAACGCTAAAATTGATAAAACATTTGGAAACCAACCATCGGTATCATTCCCAAGTAATAAAGTGATTAGTGAGGGTAAAGTAAAAAGACCAGTAAATCGTTGGTTAGAATTAAAGAACGATGAATCCATGCATGCTAATAAAAAGTTGGCAGTTGGATTGAAAGAATTAAAATACCAATTAGCAGAAGTTGAAAAGTTTTTTAGTTGGTATAACAAGATTAAAAACATAAATGAATTGGATTCTTCCGAGTATTGGAAAAGAACCAATGGTCATATTTATAAGATAAAAGAAAGAATCATTAACATTGCAAGAACTCTTCAGGAGATAGAAAAATGAAAATAACAAGAGAAGCATTTAAAAATATAGTAAGAGAGGTAATGACAGAGGAATCTGAATACCAAGAATTCTTCAAAAGAGCATTAGAAAAGACTGGAAAATCTATTCCTGATATGTCTGATGAAGAAAAGAAAGCATTCTTTAACAAAATTGATGCTGCTTGGCAAGGTAAGGGTGAGAAAAACGAAGAGTTAGTTGGTAATCAAGCCAAACTTGATGTAGATGGTGATGGTGAAATTGAAGCATCTGATTTAGCAGCATTAAGAGCTGGTAAAAAAGTAGATGAATCTATAAACGAAGCTGGAGGAACTGTAAGAAACCCAAAAACAGGTAAAGATGTAAAAATTAGTACTGCTTTATCGTATGGCAAATCACATCCAGCATATCAAGCAGCAAAACAAGCAAGTGGTGCAGCAAAAAAACCACTTGGACCACCTCCGGGAGTAAAAGCTAAAGCTCCAGTTAATGCTAAACCAGCAATGGGAACTAAAGTAACATCTCCTGCTCCTACAAATGCTAAACCAGCAATGGGAACTAAAGTACAAAGTGCTCCTCCTAAAAATGCCCAACCACCTGTTGGAACTAAAGTAACTGGTCCACCTCCAGGTGTAAGACCAAAAGGTGCAGTTCCACCTCCTCCACCACCTCCACCACCAAGTGGAAAACCATCACTTGGTCCACCGCCTGGCGTAAAAGCTAAACCGCCAATTGTTGCTCCACCATCTGCAGCAAAACCTGCTGGAACACCTCCTGGCGTAAAAGCTAAACCTCCAATTGTTAAATTACCTAATACGATAAAACCAAGTGGTGCAGTACCTCCACCTCCTCCACCACCTCCACCAAGTGGAAAACCTGCAGGAACGCCTCCGGGTGTAAAGGCTAAACCGCCGGTTGTTGCACCACCAAGTGCACCAAAAGCACCACTCGGTCCACCTCCAGGTGTAAGACCTAAAGGTTCGGTTCCACCACCACCACCACCTCCACCACCGGCTCCACCTAAAAAATCAA